GAGAGTCGATGTATCTATGCAAATCGATTGCGCTTGTAAGTCCACGCAAGTCACGAGAATAAGTGTCAAGATATATCGTGTCATAACTATGAATAGACTTTTTGATGTATTGTTTCTTGATGCGAATCTTCTCAATCGTATCGTTTAAGTATATTATCGTATCTATTCGTATCTCTTCACGCTTCAATGGCTCGTAAGTCATCAAACCATAAATGATACTAAACAGGCACAACGCAAGTATTGCTGAGATAAGGCGATTGTATCGTGAATTGTAGTCCATATCCTGCTACTATATCAGTTTTTGCGTCATAAAAAGGCTCTGCCGTCGAAGAGACAACGAGATTTAAGTTGTCGTCAATGATTGTGTTTTCGACCATAGCAATCAAATCAATCATGATTTGCGCTGTATCGCTCAAAACTTCAATCGTGTTAGACTCGCTCTCAAATACTCTGTCAAAGACTAACAACGCAAAGCGATATGTCACGAGTGCTTCTTGCGTAGAAAAGTCAAAGCCATCAGGTACTAGCCACACAAGAGGATAGTATTTGACTTCATCGACTGCTAGGTTGTATTCTGCACCACAAGCAAATTTGCCGACCATTTTATGGCTTTCGGCTTGTGCTTGGATTTTTGCTATTATTTGGTTTAGAGTCATTCAGAAACTTTTGAAGTTTTGCTTCGTTGTTTTTTTGCCACTTATTTGTGCGTGTCGGGCAAGTCAAGCCCCCAATTACATTCGTCATATGAAGATGGTAGATAGATGCCTCCTTGAAAAGATGTGTTCTTTGGTCTAATAGTATCAAATGTAGAGCCGGGATTTAAGAACAAAGGATATGAATTTGTATTTGCTCTTAAATAATCTCTCAATCTGTTAGCATAGTATTCTGCTTTGTCACGATAGCGACCTTCGATGAGAGTCATCTCTTCTACGCTTATCGCTCTAGCGTTATCACTCTCTCTAGACGCTACGCTTTTGTTCATCAATTTAAAAGTCATAGGTAGCATTGCTTCTGTCAAAGTATAATACTTCAAGCAAGGTGCAACATATGTGTCTAGAAGAGTTGTATTGAGTTGTGTGAGTGTGCCTGCGAACGCTTGAGTTTGTAGTTCGTTATACAAGCCACTACCGATAATGTCACGAATATAAATCTCTTGAGACTCTTTGATAGATGTCTTGAGAAGTTTGTCATCTACATTCTCGTTGACAGGTGTGTTGTCTTTAAGGTATGTAGTCGAGATGAAGTATACAAAGTTTGTCATTTCTTGATTCTCCTTACAATTTTAGATGCCCAAATGTGACGACATGAAGGTCTATGAACTGCAGGTGATGAGTCAGGTATTGTGTACCATCCACCTCTACGCTTCCAAACATCAATGCCCAATACTGCAGACATCATATTGATATCCTCTTTTGAGTAAACACGATTTGACTCTACTACTGACTTGCAAAAGTCACGAGATGTATCTATAATTATAGCGCCATCTGTATCAGGTCGTTTCTCGTATTGATAGCGAACTAGCAACTCAGTTTGTAGTGTCTTGATTTCGTTTACGCCTTTGTCTGTGATTGAAAGACCGCCTTCGATAGGTTGAATAAAGCCGTTCTTCGTCAAGTTGTCTATCGCTTTAGACACTTTTAACAAGTCAGCGTTTACGATGTTTACAACTTCACCGATAGTGATGCCTTTGTTTTCTTTTAAGATGTTAAGAACTGCGCTCTCGATAGCGTCTGCAAAGTTCATGTCAACACGCTCAAAGAGAGAAGCATCTTCACCATATTGTGCAAATACTTTTAAGTCACGCTCATCGTTCCAGCCAAAAGGATTGTCTTTACTGAGTGCAACAGGTGATGCACTTTCTAGAACATCGCCATTTGCGATAGGTGATAAACCTGCAAGTTGTCTCTTCTCGTTGATTGTCATGTTGCTCAATACATTGTTCGCTACTAAAGGCGACAACGAATTGATAGCGTCATTCAAGTTTGATTGAATCTTAATTTGAGAAAGTGCAGGTAGACCTAATTCTGCTCTTGCTTCTTCGTTTGAGATAAGACCACGAGTAAACAAGTCTAGATAGTCAAGTCCTAAAGGCGGTTTGTTGATGCTCTCTAAAGTCACAGGCACGATGAACGAGAATAGATAAGTCATTTGTTCATCCATCTTCTCTTGACGAGGCTCTACATACGCTTGTTGAAACATCTCGTACGCTTCTATTAACTCGTTGCGACCGCCAAGCGCACCTTCAACACGCACTCCAAACAACATCGGTGAGTTGACTTTGTGACCGACAAATATCTCTTCTTGTACCGTTTGATTTAAGATATCAAATTGCTTGTCAAAGTCGCTAGGTTGTAAGTTAGAGATGATACTCTCACGCTCTTGTGGGTCGTTGTATTGAATAATCAATCCACCTGCGTTGTCTGTACCTTGATAGTTCTCTTTAAATCTACGAGCAGTTTGTCTCGCTTCTTCAGGAGTTGGAATTCCTTTGAATAATTGGATATGCGTTTGAGCAGAAAATCCATTTTTGATTGAGTTCAAATGCCAATTAGAAATCTCAGTGTCAATCTCGATGTATTTCATCGCACCTACATAGTCAGGTAAAGGATAGATACCTTCTCCCGGACGATACATTTTGTAGTAGAACAACTGCTTTGACTCTCTAGTATTTGCATTGAATGGCACATACTCACAAATCTCTTCTCTACGATTTGCCCAATCTTCGCTATAATAGTAGTTGCCTTCTAGACCGCAACGAACATTCTTAAAAGGTATATGATACAACTCAGCGATAGCAGTCTTTGACTTGTTCCAAATGACTTCAACAGCAAAGCCATTAAACAACTCTAAGTCGTAAGCAATTTTCTGCTTGACTTCTTCGTATGACTCGTAAGTGTTTATCGATGCAAGTTTCGCTTCTGCTTTTGCTTTGTCTTCAGTAGTAGATGCTTTGACAATCGTTCCAATACCTGCAACAAATGACGCTTTTGCGCTTACTATTGCGTTGTGTTTAGGCGACTTTGAAAACAAGTCAATCAACAACTCGGGATACAAGTTGTCTGCACCAAAATTGTATATATCTTTCGACTTGTTCTCTGTGAACTTAGGTAGAGTGTTGTCGTGGAAATTGAGTCTTTGGAATATCATTACTTCTAAATAGCGTTTATTCTTTTTTGTCTTTAACAAATAACATCAAAAATCCACCTCCTAAGAAAATAGATACATCGCTCAATGTAGTCTTCTCAAGAAAGACAAGTACAAAACAAGCGACTAGAATAGATATCCCTAGCGTTGTAGTTTTCCAATTCTTAAAGATTCTATCTATCATCGAGTTTGTCAATTTTCTTTGCGTAGTAACGAATCGCAAAAAGACCCGAAACAATACCAACAATAGCCAAAATAAGTGCAAACACAGGTTGCCAAGTATTCGCAAAATGCAGAACTGCCGAACTGCCTGAGATAGCCGTTGCAATGGCTGCCGTTGTATCATTGTCAAAGTGTTTCACTTACAAAGTAATTACTTCAACTTGTGTAGGATAGATTGATTCAAGTGATTTCTCAACTGCATTGACAAGCAAGGTTTCGGCTGACTTGGTTTCGTAATCCGCAACGCTCAATTCAAGTCCTGAGAAAGTAGTGTTAAAATCTTGAATCCCTTGAATCGGTGCTTTGCCTTCTGCCAATGCTTGTACACTTGCAAAAACAAAGGTTGCGATTTGGGCGGGAATGATTCCGTCTTTTTGTGATTTGTTATCCGAATATCCTTCGGCAATAACAACAACCGATCCACTTGGGATGCTTAATCCCGATGTCAAATTTACGGGGGTGTTAATTTGTATAAGTTTCATAATTTTACAATTTGTTTGATGTGATTAAGGAAATTATCCACGGGCATAGCATACATAAATTTGTACTTTTTTACATTGTAATGCCCATTTGACTTGCACGATTTTTGTACATCTTTTGGATGGCAACCAATTGCATTTTCCGCTTCGCTTATTGATGCAAATTTACCAACTAAAAACATATTATCTCTTGTGTACATATAAACTGCTTTTGCTTTTCCGTTTGCGTATTGATGGTTTTTGATTAGCAACTTCGCACTTTCGCTTTGTGTTGTTCCTTTTCGGCTTCTTCCTTCCACGCATATATTGCAACATTTTTCATCACGGATACTTTGAGAAATATAACTTGTTTCAACTTTATTTAATGCGTCCACATCGCAAATTTCCAAAACTTCAAATGATGGTACTCCGTATTTGTTAAAACATTTTTGAACCCTATCGTTAGTATGTCTTTGCTTTGCCATCTCCCGTAAATGTTGCAATTCACGCCTTCTTAAGTCAATTGCTTGACCTATATAATAATGCCCGTTTGGGAAGGTAAATTTATATATTCCTATCATTAATGCAAAGGTATCCAAGAAGTTGCATTATATACGCACAACTTATTATTTGTAGTGTCATAAAAAACAAGCCCCGTGGCTGGGCTTGCAATTGCATTCATTTGCGTATTTGTTCCTCGTGGTGGGAGGAATCCTTTGGTTGTGGAATCAATTTCAAAAACTGCTGATGCCGTTGCGGTTGCTGATGTACCAATTTTGAAGTTGTTTACATTCCCATATAAATTTGTACTTCCACCCGCTGATGGTGAAATGTTTACAACATATATTGAGGCGAATATATGGTTCCGTTATTAAACCAACTGCCGTTGCCAAATAACTGATATCCACTATTTGCACTTGAACCAACGCTTACATTTCCATTATCAAAAACTGTTAGCCCCGTTGCCCCGCACTATTCTGCACCAAAAGTGAGGTTGTGGCGGATGTTGAGCCACTGCCTTTGATGTGAACTTTGGCTGTGGGAACTGTTATTCCAAGCCCTAAATTAGGGATAATATAATTGTTTAGGTCTGATTTTCCTGCTAAAAATACACCATTTGCATTTGCTTCTCCGAACAAAGTCAATGCCCCCGCATCAAACGCACCCGCAAAACCTAAACTATAAATATTGTTTGCACTTTGATATGCGTTTGCGGTAATAACACCTCTATCGCTAATATCAATTATTTTACGAGTGCTATTTTCTAAAGATAAAAGTATTGTTCCCGTATTGGTAACCCCTTTAATGGTTAACGGTGCCGTTGGTGCATTCGTACCAATCCCCAACCTATTATTCGTATCATCCCAAAACAAGTTTGTAGCATCACTTGCAAAGGCACTTCCATTGCTGAACTGAATTGCACCCGATACTCCGCTTGGTGTAGCCGCTAACACGATGTTACCCGTTCCAAGTAATGAAACGGAGTTAAGCGTTTTGATATTTGTGCCACTTACAAGAGTATCTTGTTTTGTCGCAAGTGCAGTTGTGACCGCAGTTTGCACCGGCAAGTTTGCCAACTGAACTTTGGTCGTTGTGTTGGTTGCTATGTCAACAACTGGAAAGACATCATCCGTTGTTGGGGTTGTTAATTCGGTTAGGTCAGTTATTCTCTTGTTGCTCATAATTCTAAAAAGTTGCCGTCTTGAGTTCGTATAAACTCGTTGTTTGTTGTAAGTAAATAGCCAATGAATGCACTATCAAAACCGATGTACTCGCCATTTTGAGTCGTGAGAAAGTTGAAATCTTGAGTCACTAAAAAAGCAAAGTCATCTTGTATGATAGTTTCACTCAGATTTGGTGTGTAACTCTTCGCACTTTGCGTGATGTTGTTTTGCTTTGATGACAAACTTGGAACATAACTCTTTGCACTCTGACTGATGTTCCTTTGCTTCTTGGATTCCGCAAAATTGTAAGTTTTCAAATTTAGCGTGTAGTCAATCTTCTTTGATGCAAGTGTGGGTTTATATACCTTACTTGTCAAACTGCGATTAGATTGCTTCTGAATGAGTGTGGGGTTGTATTCTTTTGAATCAATGAAAGCAATTCCATCAAATCCAAGAAAATCGTAATCTTGAGTAAGCAACAAATCACCACTCTGAGTCGCTAACCCAAAGAATACATCAACCGGTGATGTTGGCAATATGTTGTGTTGCTTGTTCACGCAGGCGAATAGAATACTTCAGGTTGTTCGACTAACTGACATTTTAAGATACCTTGTTCTACTAGTTCATTCGCAAGGTCAGGGTTTGTGTTCACTGCGCTAGTTTGAGCGTACACTTTATAGCCATACTCTCCGTTCAAGAGCGTAAATGTAGTTCCTTCTACGATTGCAAATTTGTTGTATCTCTCAGTTTGAGTTGAGATGTCAGTCAATATCACATTGACTACTTGGTCAGTCAACAAATGAGTCATGCTAAATAAGAATTTAGGATTTGATATCGTGACTTTCTCAGTCAGCGTCAAATACCAATTCTTCGATTCTCCTTTAGTAATTTGTAGCATCGTAAATAAATAGCGATTAAGATAGTATGTAACAAAAAAGAGCGACCCATGTGAGTCGCTCTCTTCTTAAACAGATATGAGATTCAAAGATACTAAATTCCAAGAGTAGTTACAACACCAGCCGCTAGTTTAAAAGGCGCTTCTGCTTCGATAGCACTTAGAGTGACTTCGTAGCCTGTAGAGTCGCCCATAGCAACACCTGTGTTTGAAACCATTGCAGTAACATCGCATCCGTACTCACGACCACACAACCAATACTCATCGTTGTTTGACTTTACGATAGCGTAGCAACGACCTTGAGCAAGAAGTTTCATCTCGTTTCTCTTAGTAGTAGCAAGTCTACGCAACTTGAAGGCAACATCCGCTTGATTGAAAGAAGTACCATTTTCGACACTCACATTTGTAGTGTTTGTCAAAGAACCTGTACCTTTAGGTAGTTCGTATGTGTATACATCACCACTTACGACGGTTGTCGCTGTGATTTCACCACTTACTGCAGTAAATTTAGAGGCTGTCCAACTGATAAGATGGATGCTCTTAATACCCCCAACCGCTTCTTTGCAGTCGAGGGTAAATCCTGAGGTCAATAAACAAGGCATCCTATGTCAGATTAAAGAGTGAAATAAACTACTTCAGCGGGGTAAGCAACCTGAACACCATATTTGAAAGTCGTCATGAAACGAACCTCATCATTGTCCTCAGAGTACCACAATTTATAGGCTTCCTCTTCGTTTGCAAGGTCAGTACCTACAAAGAAGTTTGACAAAGAACCCATGAACAATTTGTTTGTTCCGTTCAATCCACCTACACCGATTACTTTTACATTAGTACCGGGATAAACCATTTCCATTGTAGTAGCACCGTCAGCAACATAATGAAACAAGTTAGCGTTCTTCAAGTTTACCAACATCAATTTAAATGTGTCGATACCAACGAAAGCAACTAAGTCAGTTCTAGAAGCAACACGAGCAGGCAAAGCACCATACATTTGGTCTAAGATATCATCGATGTTTGCGTTTGTTACGGTTGTAAAAGTCGTCGGGTTAGCGTTTCCTAAAGTAGGAGAAGCACCTGAAATGATTTTTGTGAAACCATCAAAACGACTCAAGTTAGGGTTACCACTAGTAGTATCACCTTGCCACATTGCAATCTCGATGTTCTCAGCAATGACAGCAGATTTCTCAGCGCCAATCTGTTCTTCAAAAGGCAACATAGTAGGAGAACCTGCCATGATTTGAGTCTGCATCCACTTTGCTTCAAGAGTCTTAGGACACAAAGTCTCAGATACTTTTACAGCACCAACGGTGATAACACGCTGAGTGAATGTAGTAGAGCCACTAGGTGAGTAGCCACAACCATCCGCTTGAAAGAAGACGGTAGAGTTTAACAAGTTCAATGCAGAAGCAGATTTTACACCTACTTGTACTTGACCTGCAGTTTGCAAAGTTGAAGCGGTTTTTGAGCCGAACAACGCTTTTACCAATAAGTCAGTAGACTGCTCGTTGGTGTAGTTTGCGAGAGAGGAAACAACGAATGCCATAGTTTTTTTATTTTATTTTTTTAGTGAGTTTGCGAATTTTTTCAAGTTCTCGAATTGAGTCTCTTGTTTTGTTGGAGTGTGTGGCTTTTTGGTAGGCTCTACTGAAGGCAAGTCAATCATCTTCTCGCACAAGTCTACTACTTTACTCATCGCTTCTTTGTGAGATGCTCTCTCAACGATAAGACTTTCGATTGCTTTGTTCAAGTCAGAGATTTTACTTTCTAAAGATTCTACTACTTCGTTGAATCTAGCGATAGTTGCAAATTCACTTGCTTCTACTTCTACTTCAATTTCAGGAATCTCAGTCTCAGGCATAACGATTTCAGTAACAACACCGCCAAGAGTAGTAACAAGAGTTCCGTCTTCTACTTCGTGAGTAGCGTCAGGTGCGGGAATCATACCTTCTTCAGTTTGTACCATGATAGCAGTGCCTATTGCTAGTTCACTTTCCCATGTGATAATTGTGCCGTCTGTCAAAGTCGCAGTAGCGAACTCTGCTTTGGCTTCTTCGTCAAATCCTAGTAATACACGGACTTGCTTCAAAGTGTCTTTTGCGTTCATCATAGTTGAATATATTTTTTTTGTTAGTGTTGCAATTTTAGCGCCCATCCCATTGAGACAAGACTCGCTTTAGTTCTTCGATGACTTTCAAATCTTCGTTCAATTCAGATACAAAGTCAAACACACCTTCGACAGAGAAACCTTTGAACTCACCTGACTTTACCTTTGCCCAAACTTCATCGTTGTCGATAAGATAAGAGACGAACCATGAGCCGTCTGCTACATCTTCATATCCTTTTGGTGGCATTACACCACGCTCTCTGTCTACAAGATAAGACTCAAACAAAGAGACACCATCGTTAATAGGTTTTTCATGATGTTCGTTGACTGAGTCATACTTGTTGCTTCTTGCCCATTTCTTCGCAATCTTGAAGATAGACTCTTTGTCAAATACAACATAGTACTCGCCACGAATTGCGTCTCTACGATATATAGGCATATCTGCAATCATAGCGACACCACTCACGATTCGCTTCTCTTCATCTTGAATAGAGAAGTTTTGACTTTTTAAGTCTAGAACTTTCTCGCAATATCGAAGCATTTCGTCACCACCCCACAAGAGATATGAAATAGTACCACACGCTTTTGTGTCGTTAGCGTTATAGTATTCTCTTGCTCTTGATAGATACGAGTAAGTACGCTTGATAGTTTCTAGTGACAAATTATCACGATTGACTAGTTGATTCGCTCGTGCTTTGCCTACTAAAGTAGCGCAATCGTTATCAACTTCTTCGTTTAAATCGATACCTCTTTGAGCGTTATCAACTGCGCTTTGTGGATAGTCTGTAAAAAATTGTTCATTCTCATTGAACGCTTGAAAGTCACGCTCAACTGCAGGCGATTCTACAAGCGATACAAACTCGATGCCTGTTTCTTCGTCAAATTCGTTGATGTCTAGTCGATAGATAGGTAAGTTCATCTTTAGAAAATAGCGTTATTTGACTACTGATACTTTTTGCAAGTCATTTACTCGATTCTGTGTGCGTGAGATATCGCTTTCGGTGACATAGACACGAGTCTGATTTGTCAAGTTGTTACCACCATTTTGTAGAGTTGATGATGTCGTACGAGGTGCGCTCATTTGTGGCGCTCCTGCACCGCTTGATTGACTAGGTGCGCTTGTAGTATTAAACTTGGTCTTCTTGATTTTAGCAAGTTGAGCAACACCAAACAAAGCGGCTGAAGCGGCTTGAATAAATGGGTAAGCAGGAACAATCGCAGTTATAGGTGAATCTTGTGCCGTTTTAAATGCGTTCTGTGTTCCTTCAATAGTGCTTATGACGGTTGAAGCGTATTTCATTGCCTTGCCAACTTCAAACGCTCTACGCTGAGACTCTTCATCTTTACCTGCAAATGCGTCAGCAAGTTCTGTGATTGTATTGAAATAGTCTAAAAATGATTTAACTAATTCGCTATGATTGACTTTTACGAATAGACTGAATTGTTCTTGATTTGAATATTGCTTTTTGTAAGCACCTTCTTCTAGTTGAGCCTGCGTTGTTATTCTCTGTTGTAAAGCCTTTTTGTCTACTTCAGAACTTTTGTAAATACCTTTTGTTCTTATGCCATAAAATTCAAGTATTAACGCAGTTTCTCGTTCATGTTCTTTCTTTAAGTCATCTAGTCTCTTTTTACTTTTTGCATCTCGATTTCTCTGTGCTTCTGCGTCTGCTTGTGCTTGTTGTTCTTGTTGTTCTTTTTTGTAGTTTGCCTCTTCTACTGCTAGCACTGCAAGAGCGTTTTTAGTGTCAAGTATTATCTTGCCCCATTCTTGCTCTGTATTCTTGCCATAGTTTTGTCTTGCTTGTAGTAATTCGTTTTGAAGTTTTTGACGCTCTTTTGAAAATACTCCAAGTTGATTGCCTTGCGCTTTTAGAAGTGCAATCTCTCTATCAATTTGTTCGTTTGACTTTGCTGTTGTCTTATTGAGTTTTTCTAGCGCTCTGTCTTGCGCAGAAGTGATACCAACTAAATCAGTAAATTGTTGAACTAACCCCCCAATAAACTTTGCTAGACTTGCAAAGCCCGGCAACAAAGACATAACCGCTTTTTTAAGAGTGTCAAAATTTGCTATGATTAAAGTCAAAGCAATTCCAATGACACCAAAAGCAAGAGTAGAGATACGACCTAAAGATTGAAACGCCTTAGTTACACCGCCTTTTACATTGCTTGCGATTGCAGTAAATTGTTGTTGAACTTTACCAAGACCTTCGAGACCATCCGCAAGAGCCATCGCACCTTGCAATTTTATCATAGTCTTCTCTAAATCTTTCGACTCGTTGCCAAAGAGAGCGACTGCACCTTGAGCGGCTTGAAAGCCACGAGCGACACCTTGCACAACCGTTTGAACTTGAGCGAACTTGTCAGGATTGACAGCCTTGATTCTATCGTTAAAGTCTTCGATTCTGTCTCTAAGAAGTGCGACTTTCTTCTCTGCTTCTACTGCTTGAGGCGAGAATGCGCCAAACTCTTTGACTGCGTTTTGCGCTTCAAGTGTAAGTTGTCGAAGTTCGCCTTTAAAGCCTTTGACATTTGATTTGACTTCTAGTTCTACCGTTGATTTGATTGCCATGTTTAGTGTCCTTCTGCTATGATGTAAAATTGAACGCCATCAGTAGTGATGACATCGTAAGAATGTGCGCTTGTTTGAATGTGTGAATCACTGCCATCAATTTGTGCGATTGTTGCTGTGTCAATCGTCACTTGATGACTTGGCAAAGGCTTTTTAATTACCCAAGTTTTGCCACTTAATCCACTTGGGTCAGGCAGAGTGATTGTAAAATTGCCCATTGTTGTACTTGCTATTATCAACCAATCGTCTTTTGTTGCTGAGTAGTTCGCAGAGATTGTCTTCACAGAACCACCACTCAAGAAGTTTGGATATGCCTCATAGTTGCCTATGTATAGCGTGTCAGGCTTTGTAACTTCAAAGTCATTGCACACTAACGCAACGCTTCCGTCAGTACCATTTGGAAAGATTGTATCTACGCAACCTAGAGCAGAGTTGTTTGAAGACTCGCTTGATTGTACGATGTTCTGACCTACGAAGACACCACTACCTGTAGTTTGAGAGCCACCGACATTGACACCTTTAATGCCCGGCTTGATAGGATTAGAACCACTAGGATAGATGTCGCCGTTTATTTCGCCTTCGTTGCCTTGCGCAGTGCCTGCACCTATTTTCTTTTGTGTGATAGTCGTAGGCGCTACAAATTGAGCAAGCAAGAACTCGCACAGATACACGCCGTCTACTTCAGGATTATAGTCTTCTATCTTGTTTAATCTCCAATACTCGTTCTCAAAGAAGAACGCATCTGAGAAGCGTAGAGTGAAGTAATCTTTTGGAGTGATACGAAAGTACGCTCGAATGATTTTCGAGTTCTTAGAAGTTATCTCTGTGAGAAAGCGATAGTAGTAGTTGTTGACTAGATTAGCGTTTGTGTACTTGTAACCTGCGCCAACACCTATCTCTTTAGGCATACCAAATAGTATGTCGTATTGAGGATTTGACAAAGAGTCATAGTGAAGCGTTAAAGGCAGTGATGTTTGATTTACATAACCTGTGTTTGCTAAATTGAAGAACGCATAGAGTCGCCATGATACGCCTGTTTGTAGACCTGCGTAGTAAAATATGCGCAAATCACCATCTTTTTGAGACTCGATGCTAGACAAAACAAAGTTCTTTTGTGCATTCTCGTATGACTTGACTTGCGTAGGCGAGAACACTATCTCTATTTTCTTCTCAGTTTTGACGAATTGATTGTCTATTGAGTATGTGCGAGAGCCATAAGACGATTGATACTTCTCTTGATAGTACTTATTTTCGTCATCATTTGCGTCTTTGTACGAGAACTTGTAAGGATTGCCGTCTAGTTCACCCATAGGTACTAGTTCAACAGGTTGAGAGTAGTCTAGTTTTTGCGTCCAATCGACTTGAGCGCCATTGTAGAACTCATCACGAGGCACAATTCGCAACTTTTTTGGGTTGTCTTTGTCTGCTTCTATGTACAAGTTGAACATCTTGACGAATGACATCAACATCTCGCTTTGCTTTACTTCGCTATTCAAGAAGACTGAGAAGTCTACCGTTTCGCCATAGCCATAAGTGAAAGCGTGACAATCATTCTCATTGCTTGAGTTCGCTAGTATTGCTAGATTAAATTGGCTATTGACGAGAGTAGCATTGTTTGCTGAATCGTAGACTTGTGTAAGTTTGAAAGTGACGCTATCGTTTATCTTCGCTTGAGATAATTTGTAGTGAATGTCTTGAGTCGTAGGCGGTCCAAATGTTTGTTGAAAAGTAGTAGTCTTGACAAGTGCGTTGTTGACATACATACCTATTGCGATTGTGAACTCGTTAGGCAAGTACACAGGTGAATAAGTACCTATACTACATTGCAAGTCAAGAGTCAAGTCAAAGACATAATCACCTGCGACAGGCACTACATAAGCACCTGTAGAAGTGTTGTAGTTGTTTCCGTTATCAAAGTTGCCAGTAGTAGAGTCGTTGTTAAATAGTAAAGGCGTTCCTATCGAGAGAATCTGTGTAGTCGTTCTACTTGCTC